CACAGTGGCATGGGTCGAGTTGCCAGTGGTGGTCAGGCTACCTGCGCTAATGGCACCAGTGAAGCTAGACGTGCCAGTAACACCGAGTGTGCCAGCAACCGTGGCATTTTCATCAACCGTGAGAGTGTCAATCTTAGCTGTGCCATCCACGAACAGGTCTTGCCATTCCTTAGTGGAACTACCAAGGTCGTATGTACCGTCTGTGCTAGGCACAACATCAGAGGCAACCTGAGCCGTGACAGTAACAGTATCTGTAGATGCATCACCAAGGGTAGTGTTACCATTCACTGTCAGGTTGCCAGTGATTGTAGCATTCTCGTGGACCTGGATAGTGTCAATATAGCCAATACCATCAACGTACAGGTCTTTGAACTCAGCACCAACAGCACCAAGATCAACATCATTGTCTGTCACAGGAACAACTGCACCGTCTTGAATGCGAAGTTGCTCTACTGCAGAACCGCCTACTTCTGTGTAGAAGCTGATACGGTTGTTGGACGTATCAATGACAACCTTGTTGTTTGCGTCAGTGTCAGCAATAAGAGGGATGTATGCACCTTCAGTAGAGGAGCCATCATGCTTGTGACCACCCGAGAGAGCAAACGCATCTCGAATGGCGTTGAACTCTGCGTTAACAGGGGCAGCTTTGATAACTGCGTTAGCAATGATGTCTGCTACTGATTGCCTAGAATAGCCAGCCATGCTTGTTTATTCCTCTACCTTCTATCGCCAACGCCAAACGTGACAACTAGACCTTGAATGCTGTGTGATGCGTTAGTGTCGTTTGTAACGTACTTGAATGATGCAGACTTGCCTGAGCCTGAAATGTTTACCCTCTGCACAGGCGAAGGGTTACCGTTGAAGATAGCCGTGCTATCATACAAGGCTTCGTTATAGTACGCTGCAGCACCCTGTGTTGTAAGTGTATAGTTCGTCGGGCTTAGCGTGTTGAAGTCTTCATAGTCATACACAGCCGACATAATGATTTCGTTGTCGCCTTCAGAGCGCAGGTATGTGTTCACACTGTAGAAAACCTTACGCTGCTCAGGGTCTTGCATGTGTAAGTAAGGCGTCTGGTAAACACTGAAGATGTTATCACCATCAAAGCTATTGCCTTGCTCCTGGCGATGCACCTTGCCGCTACTATCCCCGTGAATCACGTATTCGTATTGCCCAATGTAACCACTGTCAGCACAAGTAGCCTCAATGCCAAGTAGCTGCCCGTACTCAAACTGCAAGCCTCCACCCTGTGCAGGCCTGAAGCCACCAATGATACCCTGAGAATCTGCAGCCTTGAAGAAATACCTGAACTGTGTCTTCTGGCGGATGACTACAGCGTTAAGCCCTTCAAGGTCAATGTCAAAGACAACATCAGTAAAGATTGACTGGATGTCCTTAGAGACTGTCTCAAGGTTAACGTCACCAATCTTATCAGTACCGCTAACAGGACGCAAGCCATCCTGAGACAAGAACAGCAGATCACCGCCAATCTCAATCACACTGTCTGTAGCCAAGCAACCAAGATCGTCTGTGACTTCTTCAACTACAAAGTCAGCAATGTTGTTACCGACAATCTTACGGATGTTGTTAGTACCAAAGACATACAGTGCGTCACGGAAGGAGCGCATTGCTACAACAGGGAAGCCTACATTGATTACACCTGCACCATCAGCAGGTGCATAATTGTACTCATCGTAAGGAGCAGAGAAGTACACATTAGTGGGAGCAGATGCATCCGCAGCCAAGAACATATGGTGCTTATAGATATGCGAAATCTTAGGTGCCGTAGGAGCATTGGCATCCGTGATCTGTGTGTAACTAGTCCCATCATACACTGCGGCAGGATTTACTCCGTCAGTGAGCATTACCTCATCGTAGCCCCAGTTATACTTTGTGAAGCGTACCTTAGTGACGCCAGACATAGTAGGGGAACCTGATGTGGTAATAGCTACCCATGCCTCTGTAGCTGTATCCCAATAGTGCAGGTAATTAGAACCACTAGAAGGCGCTCTTGCAGCAAGGATGCCATCATGAACACCGTTAGCAACACAAACACCCAGAACATCACCTGTGCCCGGTACTGTGCCGTAGTCGTTGCTGTAGCCGCTGATCTTTCTGTAGCCACCAGTAATAGCTGGCTCATAGTTAATCATAGCAATAGCTGAGCCTGGGGAGTTCTCACCCTGAGACAGCACATCACGGCTGGTATTTAACCCGCCCTGACAGAAGACCTTAAAGGAGGCTAGATTATCTGCCATTTACTGCTACTCTGTTGATCACAGTAGAACGAATAGCCAAGTCATCATCAAGGAGGGCACGGCGCATAGCCTTAATACCTTCCTCAAAGTTGTTCTGGTGAATGGCTGCACTCTGTTCATTACTACGGAAGCGCATCATGAACATCACTGCACCGTCAATGATGACGTGATCGAAACGGCTGGGGATGATGCAGGTGTCGTTGTACAGAGTCATATCGCTGGGCGCAGACCAATAAACGTACTCTACTTCGTATGCATCATCAGGAACAGGCGTTACGCCAAACTTAGAGCCAAACGTCTGGTACACGTAATAAGGTGCACCATCCCCTGCAGCGTCACCCATGTCATCACGACCACGATATTGCTGGATGTATTCTTCGTAGGAGATAGGCTTTAGGGCTTTAGGCTCATTGCTTGCAGAGGAGAGACGCTTCAAGTAAAACGTATCCCAATCAACTGTGCCCATGTCAGACGGAAAGTCGTACTGTCTTGTAGCAGCAGTAAGCGTCTGTGTATAGTTAGTCTTAAGGAAGGGCCACTCTTGTGCGTCTTGCAGGATCATCCTGACGCTACTATTCACTGCCTCTTTAGCCAAAGCCTGCACGTTACGCACAGAGTCAAAGCCATCACCTGCCAAGTCAAGTGTGACTTCATTCATCCTGACCAGGACTTTATTTACGAGTGCAAGATAAGTAGTAGCCATTTAGCTTACATCTTTCGTGGCTCTAAGAATGTCTTTTTGTGCATCTGCCTAAGTTCATCTAGGTCGTCAATCACAAGACACTCAATGTGTGTGTAACCGTTTTCGTATGCGTACTTGTAACGGTTATTGCCTATCATGCAGCGATACTTCTGTTCAATGCTGCTAGGCTGTGGCCTTCTATCAAACGGATGTGTGTTTGCCTTAAAGCCTTCATCCGTGGAGAGCAGGATAGGGTTTAGCATACCCTTGGCTTTAATAGACTTATGGAACGTGTTGAAGAAGTTACTGTCACGCAGATTGTCATTCAAGCTATAGATGTCATCTAGGTGTATGAGAATAGTGCCTTCAAACTTATTCTCTGCACGTAGTACCTTAATACCATCCCGCTGTATAATCATCTGCATAGCGTTCTCTGATCCACTCTTCTTGTTCTTCTGTCAGAGTAATCTTATTCTTGTTACCGCCCTGTTGCAACCTTAGGTCAGGGAACTTGCGGCCATAAGTATCTTCAAACAACTCTCGCACTAGGTGCATCTCACTTGTGTCAAAGATGTGTGTGTAGATGCTTTTGTCTTTACCGAAGAACTCTACCTGAGGCCTGAAGTGCGTCTGTACGTCATTGTGCCTCTCGTAGTACCCATCAAAGCCTTCAATAAATTCTGCAATGCTAGGCAGAGTCGTTACTTTTTTATGATGTAGTACACGGTTGGTGTAACCACTGACGAAACGTTTGATTGGGTCTCGTTTGATGGCGAGGCGTATGGGGCTGTCAAATATAGGAACAGTACAACTGCTGTAGTGGTGGCTACCATATCGTTGTACTCTCTCTCTTAGGGGCTTATACACTTCATCATCTGTAGGATGAAAGTACTCAGGATTCTTATCGTAAAGGTCAGGCTCTTTAGTGAGAGCAAGATAGCCTAGCATTGTACGTGAGCCGTTCTTAGGGGCGTGATAGTACGCTATCTGGCTGTCGCTAGAGAGGAATATCATTGTTGTTCTTGTTGTTTCTCTAGATGTGTGAAAGGGGCCAGCACGAAGCCAGCCCCTAACTGTGCAGCGATTAGGCTGCGTTGTACTTGGCCGAAACGAGTGCTTCCGGGCGCAGGATTTTGCGACCATAGAGGTGCATACCACGCACGATGTCAGCAAACGAGTCGGGGTCACGGTACGACTCAACCTTGTTGATCTGCTCAGCAGTTGCAACAGCGGAGTCATGACCTGCAACGATAACACCGTAGTTGGTGTTTTGGTTTGCAGTACCAGTGGTGCCAGCACCCGTACCCACGGAGGGCAGGTTGTTGGACTGGTACACGCGGAAGCCGTGCAGGTTGGACAGGACCAGACCGTTCATGAGGCCCGCACCACCGAAGTCAGCGTTCAGGACGCGCGAATCTTCGTCCTTCAGCATTTCGATGAAGATCGGGTCAAGCACGATCCAACGACCACGAGTGTCAACGTTGTTCTGGTCAAGAAGGCGACCCATACGTGCAATGATTTGCAGCGGGGTAGCAGTCGTGTCCGAAACAGAAGTCGCACCCGGCAGACGCGGAGCAACAGGGATCGAATGGTCGTCAGCACCAGTGGTGGTGATGTTACCGAAGTCACCCTTGTTCAGCTTGTTAGCTGCCAGCAGTTCGTCGTTACCAGCCGACGAGTTTGCCTTGGTGCCAGACACAGTGTCGTTCACAGTGTCAGCAACTTCAGCTTCAGTCGGAGAGCCGGAAACTGCCGGAGTCAGCTTGTAGCCCGACAGATAGCCGAGGACTTCTTTGTCCATCTGGTCTGCCAGACGATAAGCTGCGCGGTCGGTCGCCAGGTTCATGAAGTCGATGTGGCTGTGAGCCTCTTCGATGTCATCCAGCTTGAAGGCAAAGTAGTTAGCTTTGTCAACGGTAAGCTGGAAGTCCGTGTCAGTGAGGTCTTGAGTAGCAACGGTCTTACCACGAGCGTACTCGTTGACGGTCACTTCCGGCTCTTTCATGATGCGAACAGTGTCGCCCTGGTTTGCAATCTCACCAAAGTAGTCGTTATTGGTGATTGCGTTTGCAACAGCAGACTTGCGGAATGCAAGTTGAACCTGCTTGGAGTAGATGACGGGGGAGAAGTTGCCGTTGGGCAGGTTCCCGTAACCCGTAACAGAAGCGAAAGCCATAGTTTGATTCCTTCTATAGATATGGCTATGGTAGAGAGAAGACAGTCATATCCACGAAAGAGGCCACTTGTTGCAGGGTGGTCAGCGTAGCTACTCAGTTGGCCGACTTTGTAGCGCTGGGCCTGAACTTATGGGTAAGTCTTTGCGGCTTTGTCTTGATGGTTAAAGACACATACTTAGAGCGACTAAGTTATGTATGTCTATAGTTATACCTATGATTGTTGGCCTGTCAAGTACTATTTTTTACCTGACACATCATAGATAAACTTGCCACTGCGAATAGCGTCCATGATTGCATCTGCATTCTTTTCGTATTCACGAGTAGACATTTTGTTCACCTGAGACTCACGGAAGTAAGTTTTGGTTTCGTCAGCTTCAGGTGTATTGCGGGTGCGGGCATTAACAGAAGAGGCTGCAGCCTTATCGCTGGAGGTAGTCTTCTGCTTGGCAATACCTTTATCCGCCTTATACAGATCGATCACACGTGCAACCGACCTAGCATCGTCTACGTTTTCGTAGAGTGCATCTTGTACCCACTTAGGCTGTGACTCAGCCCATGTGTGGAATGCGTCATCAGAACGAATGTCTGCATAGTCAGGATGCAGGCTCATCAGTTCCGCTTCAGCTTTATCTCGCTTAGCCTGAGAGCGCAGTTCTTCTACTTCTTTCAGGCGCTTATCAATATCACTGGAGCGTTCTTGTGCTTTCTTATCAGCAATCGCTTCAATGATACCTGCAACATCAGGATACTTCTTAGCCCAGGCAGCGATGTCTTGCTCACTCTTAGGCAGCACAAGCTCATTCTTGGTAGCTTTCTCAAGCTGTCCTTTAAGCTTCTCTAGCTCCAGCTTGAACTCTTGCTCTTTGTCTTGCATGTGACGCCGAAGGTCGCCATAGCGCTTCTTGAAGGATTCCTCTTCCTTTGTCAGGACAGGCTCTTCTTTTTGCGGCGTCTCTTCTGCTTGTTGCTCAACAGGAGCGCGAGTCTCCGTAGCTTCTTGGGGTGCAGCTTCTTGAGTTTCCTCTTGTTGCGGTTCCTCAGAAGATTCGCCCTTAAGATGCTGATCAATGAGTTGCTTGAGTTCTGCTTCTTCTCTTTCGACTCTTGCTGCATTGCGACGATGAGAGGCAGAATCTACTGCTTGTGCTTCAGACATAAGTAGTCCTTTATGTTGGGGCCAGCACTGTTGCTGGGTAGCCTTATAGTTGTGATGTAAGGGGGTGTGATGGCACACTATCATATTTCAGATAGTCTGTCAACAGTTTTATTTGCCTCGGGTCTCTACAGGAGTGCCGCTGTAGCCAGATTTACCCGAGGGCGTTCTGTCAGGCTCTTCACGGACAGGAGCAGGCTTTGCAACGGGTGTAGGCTGGCTAATCTGTGTAGGCTCTCTACCAGAATCCTTAGGTGCCGGGATGCTTGGCGGGGCAAGGTCAATAGGTGCCTCAATCTCTTTTGCTGCGGGCATTGCTTGTGCAGGGACCGAGATGGGAGCATAAGGTCTGTCAGGGTCTTGCCTATAGAGCGCTTCCATAAGTTTATCTTGTTCTGTTTGGAAGCGAGAGGAAATGAAACGTTCAGCCTGCGGAGAAGAGATAGGCTCTCTAATAGTTGCAGGATCAGGCTCTACATCTTTGCGAGGTACATAACCGCCAGTAATACCTGCAGCACGAGCAAGCATAGGATCAATTTGGCCAGGGCCATAGCCGACTAGTTCAGGCTGTGCTGTAGTCCGACTACGTGCAATTTCTGCAGCAGCTTGGGCAGCAGCAACGCTACCTCCTACAGCCTGCATCTCTTGAAGTTGCGCAGGAGAGACAAACTGAGGAATGTCTGTACCTCTTCTTACATATGCACCTGTGTAGGGATCAACATAATACTGCGAGGTATCCATGCCAGGAGGTGTAACTCGTTCTGCATCCGTCCTACCAAAAGCAACAGGTAGTTGTGCAGGTCTTGTGTCACCCATACCAAACGTTAGAGGCTGTTGCGGTGCAGGGCCTGTAGTTACAGCAGGTAGGCCGTAAGTAGGTTGTGCTGTTCCAAAAGAGCCGAACCTAGTTCTGTCTGGTGCAGGAGGTGCATAAACTACAGCAGGGTCGGGTGCTGCATACTTCGCTCTGAGTTCATAATCAGACAGAAGCGGGCCTTGTGTAGTGGCTGTAGTAGTAGTCGGGGTAGGGGTAACAGAAGGTGCATCCCGTGTAGGTGTTACAGGTGTTGCTGGTGCAGGTGTTACAGGCGCAGGAGCTTCAGTAGGTACAGGGTTTTCTTCTAGCCAATCTATTACATCTGTGTTAATGATGGTATCACCAGCGTTAAGACCTGAAACCATCCAATCATTATCCTCTAGCCACTCAAGTTCTGCTTCTGTATAAACCCTCTGCCCTTCAGGGGTAACAGCTTGAGTAGGCTCTGCTGCAGCTTGTTCAGCTTCAGCGATAGCTTGTTCTGCCTCGGCTTCAACAATGGTCTGCACTTCAATGGGTTCAGGCAGTGCGCTACCTGTAATGTCAACCTCAGGAGGTGCAACTTGCTGGACGCTCTCAACAGTAGGCGTCTCAGGCATTTCTACTTCAGGGCTAGAGACAACACCCTCAATCGTGACATACTCTCTATCTCTGCCAAGAATACCTGTGCGCACATAGGTTCTACCTTCTTCGTCACGGAAGACTGTGCGGTTCTGGCTATCCTTAACAACAGTGCCATCAGGGTTAGCTACAACGCCAGCAATCTGTCCATCACCAGAGATTTGACCAATGGCGATACCACCCACCGTAGAGCCAGTGTAACCGCTTCTAAGCTGGCCTTCAGCGTACTCTGCAGCAGAGCCAGTGAGATTCTCAATACGTGCATTAGCTGCCTGTCTTGCAGTCGTTGCATCAGGGAGCCATTCAGGTGCACTGAAGGTCGTGCCAATCTCAGTCGGCAGGAGGCCTTGCTCCATCATCTGCTGATAGCGACGACCTGTGCCAAACCCAAGTTGCTCAAGCAGTCTTGCACCACGCGGCAGGTCTTCAAGCGCTGCAGCAATGGATGCATCAAGTTCTGTAGTGTCGAGACCACGAGCAGCAGCGATGCTACGTGCAGCACGTGCCCTAGCAATACTCTCTAGCTGAACACCCATAAGCGCACCGCTAACAGCCACGCCAGCAACAGGACCGCCAAGTGCACCTGCAGCCAAACCATAACGAGGATCAAGTGTGTCACGTTCCAGCATCTCATTAGCGTAGCCAATCGGGTCAGCATCAATACGTGCTAGTGTCTCTTGGCTGAATGTGCCAATGCCTGCACCCGAGGTGTCATCTGCAGACATACGCTCACGCAGACTACGCTGGGCTTCAAACGGGTCTCTTCCATCATCTGCAGGCTGTGCAGCTTGTTGTGCTACAGGTGCCTCAACAGTGTAACCTTGTGCAAGCAGTGCATCATACTGTGCCTGCTGTGTAGGAAGAATCAGACTAACAACTTCGCCATTCGGCCCATACAGAATTGTGCTATAAGGCGTAACTGAAGTAGCAGGCGGTTGAGTAGTAGCAGCAGCGGGCTGACCCATGAAGGTGTAACCTGGAGCATACTGACTAAGGTCAGGCACAAACTGTGTGGGGTCAGTAATAGTACCGCCCTCTGCATATCCTGCATTACCAATAGCAACAGGTGCAGGTGCACGATACAGATCAGCTTGTGTCATGTAAGGGTTGGTAGCTTGCGTAGGCTGCTCCGTAACCATGCCACCAACAGCCATACCAATGATAGCCTGAAGCTCTTGCTCTTCTTCAGGAGTAAGACCACTGTCCTGAGGTGCCATACCCATAGGCTCACCACCAATGCGACCTTCTTGCTCCATGCCTGCTAGGCCTTGCTTGGCTTCACTGCGAAGTTGCTCAAAGAAGCGAACCCCAAAGAAACGCACAACATCAGCAGGTACAACGTACTCGCCTTCACTAAGTTGTGCAGGGATGTCGTCACGTACTTCTTCAGCAAGAGAGCCTGGAGGGACTTCATTGCCGCTCATAGGGTCTCGGTCCATGCCATCGTCTGTGATGCCACCTTCTTCAAAAAGAAAAGCAAGTTGCCTATCGTCAGCCATTAACCTTGTCCCTTAGAAACTTCAGTCTACGCAGGGCTTGGATGCAGCCCTGTGTTCTATACATGTCTATGTTATCGTCGCTCTGTTCCAAGCGCTTGTGATAGATGCCAATCTCTTCATCCAGCATCTCACAGAACGCATCCCATTCAGGCTTGTTATTTACGAAAGCCTTAAGCGACATTACCACTGAATCCTTGTTCACCCGGAGTAGGCGCAATACCTGTACCCATGTTACCGCCGCCTACGCCTGTGCTGTCCATAGCGTCCGCTCCAGCAGGCGCTTGAGGTGCTTGGGGTGCCTGACCCTCAGGACCAGCAACAGGAGCGCCCTGAGGCGGCTGTGCGGGCTGCTGGAAGCCTTTCATAATGTCTGCTTGGATAGCAGCATCCTGCATGGAGTTAGTGACCTTATCAGGATCAAGGTCCATGCTCTTAGCAATCTCACGGATGATGTAGTCCATCTTGGCGAAAGGTGCCAGCATTGGATTGGACGCAACTTGAAGGAACTGCATGAGGCGCTGGGAGCGTACCTCGTTAGCCATGAGGCTTTCTGTACCATTGGCACGGACCTCAAGGTCACCCCGAATATCAGGATCAAAGTCGAACTGCATGTTGAATGCAAAGAAGGACCGACCAATGGGTGCTAGCAGATAATCATCGATGTTCTTAACCACAGTACGTATGCTGCCATTTGCAGCAGACATAAGCATACTGATACCACTAGCAGTACGACCAACACCAGACACACCAGTCTGACCATGCGCAAAGGACGGGAAGCCTGTGGATTCATCAGCAAGGACACGAGCCTTGTCAAAAAGCTGCATGTTCTCTTGTGCCACATTCGGGAACTTAGTGCCGAAGATAGCTTGGCCCGGAGCGCCACCTTGCCTGCGGAACACTTTGCCCGGATAGACAGACATGTCTTGGCCAGGCACGAGGTTAGTCTCATCGATCTCAATAAGCAGGTTGCCAGAAAGAACAGCATTGTCCACCGCCATACGCATAAAGCCGTTCATCAGCGTCTGCGTATCGTCCATGTTCTCAGCAATACCCACACCAAAGAAGCTATACGGGTTATGCTCGAAAGGCACAGCGTAGTAGGGAATACGAGCAGGCTTAAACGGATTCAGTACACAGCGAATGACTTTGCCGTTAACAACCCAGATGTTAGCATTCACTTCGCTCAGGTCACGGAGTTCACGCGGAATCTTGATGCCGTTCTCTTCCAGCATATCAGTGTCAACGAAGCCCCAGAACTCCAGTACTTCCCAGCGCTCTGTCTCAGGAGAGATGCTATCGTCATCCTCCATCTTCATTTCCCAGTCCTTACGGACATAATCAGAACCCATTTCAATAGCAGTCTCAATCTCGTCTGCCATAAAGTAAGGGCGACCCTTCAGAGAGCGCATCTGGTTGCGCGACATCTTGTGACGCTCAATGACGTACTCTGCGTCATCCATGCTAGTAGCTTCAGGATCAGGATAGAAGTTCCACACAGACACGTGGTTAGTGGAAGGAACAGTCTTGACTAGAGGATCGTACTCACCATCCTCATTCCAGTTAGGATACTCTTTGTCTACAGCAAACGGACCCTTCATGACACCCGTGCCAAGAAGAGCCATCTCGAATGCCATACTGCGAAGATGCTTAGATGCGCCAGACTCGTTAAGCTGATCGTGAATCTTCTTTTCCATCTTCTTGGCTGCAACCATTGCAGGATGGAAAGTAACAGTAGTCGGGCCTGTGCCATCACCTTCAATGATCTTATCACTGATAGGCGCAAGCTTGTCTTTGAGCGGACCAAGACGTGCCTGAAGATCACGCAGTGTCTCACCAGGCTTCAGCTTTGTGTCAGGCCCAAGCAGGTAAGGCTCAGCAGGAGTGTCCGTGAAAGCATCACGCAGAGTGGCACCCGCAGCTTCAGCATTAGGGTCCATGTTCATGTGCACAGACTCTGCAACACCATCAGGAAGCACAGACGGATTGACTGTCAGCGGGAACTTGTTGTTACCGAAGAGTACATCAATGATCTGACCATAGGCTGCAAGTGTCTTAGTCTTGGTGACCTTAACGAAGACACGAGATTTTTCACTGGATGTGAACTGGACATCAGGACCGTAGATACCACGGTAGTTGCGGTATGCCCGCATCCAACGCTCTTCATCGCCCTGACGTGCATCTTCTGCCCGCTTGAAGCGACCCTCAACAAAAGAGACAATGCTACTAACAGAATCAAAGATGCTGTCAGTGCCGCTTTCTGCAGCGACAACATCGTCTGTTTCGTAAGAGAGTTCGTCCATGTCAGCCATTAGTTAGTATCCCATAGTTGGATCAGCAGCCTGAAACCCTGAGTGTTGTGTTGCTGGATTGTAGTCCCAAATGCTGCTGCGAGGCCGTGTCATTACGCCGTACCTAAGAGCATCGTACAGGTGGTCTTCTGCATTCGTATCTACGTCTTCAGGGTTCTTCTTATCCAGTGGAATAGTAGGAACCTGAGCGATTGTATTGGTGCAGGTAGAGAAGAATACAAGACGAGGATCGCCAGTAAACTCATCTACCTGCAGACGACGATGCAACTCGTTTTTACCTGCAACCCTAGAGCCACGAGAGCGGTCAGAAGGTCTCCAGCGTAAGCCCTTCATGTTCATTTGCTCTGCGAGTGACGGGCCAGTGTCACCCCTCTTATGCCAGAGGGAAGAGTCCAACACGCCGTATCTTATTGTACCATCTTCTGCTTCAGCTTCCAAGACCATATCTGCAAGATCAGTTGCAGTTACCTTGGAGCAATACATCTCACGATACACTACAAGCTGCTCATCAGGCTTAACAGCAAACCACAGAACACCTGTGTAGGAACCATAACCGTAGTCACATGCCCTGAAGCGAGTCCAAGAGCGAGGGATATCAAAAGGCTCTACAACATGAATCGACCTGTTGAACTCAGGGAACGCTGCACCTTCATTGATATCCCAGTTACCTTCAAGCAGTTGCTTACGCTGATGCTCGGGCAGGGACAGAAGCATTGCTTCATAGTCACCAGTCTCAGCAAGGTATGGGTTATCAAACAGACTTGCAGGGATGAACCTGCGCTTGAACAGAGGCTGGCCTGCTTTGCTGTGGCCACTAGGAAACCTGATGGTCTCCCCTGTCTCAATGTTAGTAGCCCAGAAGTCTTGACCTGCAGGCGCTGGGTCAATGAACATCTTCTTAACCCAAGCATGACCTGCACCGCCAGGGTTTGTTGTAGCTCTCATATAGAGACCGAGTTGGTTGCTCTGAGCGCTACGAAGACGCGACCTCATGTAATCCCAAGCATAAGGAGTAGGCCACTGAGTAAGTTCGTCAAAGCCAATCCAATTAAACGCCTGACCCTGATACCGTGTAACGTCCATGTCCTTATCAAGGTAAGACATCCAGAGGCGACCACCACGAGGGCTAATCCACTGCGACTTACGCTCTGACCACTTGATGCCAGGTACAGCCTTAGGGTACAACTCCTGACTCTTCTGGATAAGTTCACGAAGTTCTTCTGTAGTGTGGCGCACAAGCAGGCCACTGAAGTTAGGATCATTCAGTCCATGCAGGGGGTCAGCCAACATAGCGTAAGACTTACCGCCGCCTGCTGCGCCACCATACAGAACCTCACGTTCACTGGCACTAAGAAAGTCCGTCTGGGGGCCGGGGTTAGGCTTGAACACAATATCCTGTGCCGCCTCGACCTCGTACTCAGGTGCCATCGCCTGTGCAGGGACTGTTTCGCTGTCAGGCTTAGCGAGATTTTCTACCTGCTGGACCTCAGTCTGGCTCTCTGATACGGTATGCCCCGACCCCTTCTTTTTCGAGCTTCTCGATTTGCGCGAGGGTTTCTTCGAGCCGCTTGGCAAGCTTGCGTTTAATTGCAGCCGCTTTCTTACGTCTTCGCTCAAGGTCTACCCTCTTCTTTAGTCCCATGTGCGATATGTATCGCCCCGTCTGCTTAGTCAACCAATTGGCCACTTCGCGGTAACTATACTGCTTCAAGTGACGCTTTGCAAGGTCTAAAGCTTCTAGTTCATCAGGTATGGGTTCTAAGAGTTTATCGTTCTCTGGGTGTATTCTGTAGCCGAAGGGGACGAAGGTTGTAACTCTTGCGATTACGTGCCATTCTTTCTCTTCGCCTAGGTGGGGTTTCGGGAGTTGCCAGTAACCTATAGACTTCCTATCAAGTAAGGGCATTCAAAGTTATTCGTTTTTGCCTTCCTTAGGCGGAAGATAGAAAACGCCTCCACTGGATGTCACATCAACTTTCTCTACTTTACCTAATCCTGCACGATCAAGCAAGTCCTTAGCTGCAGCCATCTTATCACGGATACCAAGTTCCGTAGGGTCAAGCAGTGCATTAGACATAGCCATAGCAGCACGGGGTGCAGTACGAGCAAAGTAAGAACGTGTTGCGTCTGCGATCTCATCCTTTAGAGATTCAACAATAAGGCGAGTAGGTGTTTTTTCGCTGTAGCCTGCTAGCTTCTTGGCAGCTACAACATCACCCCCTGCCTCATCAAAGAGTACTTCAAGGAACTTCTGTTGGTTTTCTGTGAGTTGTCTTGCCATGATATTGCCTTATAGAGGATTCTCTACGAGATAGTCATATGCATCCCAAATGTCATCTATCTCAGTTTGCAGGGTTTCAAGGATGTCACCTAAGCCATCAGTGATGGTAGTGCTGCGTTCAACTTGACTACGCAGATTGAGAAGCACAGCCTGTTGCTCTAGAATGGTCTGCATCTGTGTGCTGATCTGTGCTAGGCGTCCGTTGAGGCCACGCACATCATTATCTTGTACAGCTTGCTCTAGAGCTTGGATGCGTGAGTTGAGAGCAGCAGCAGCTTCATCGAAGGCTTCCGATCTAGCTACAACATCTGCAATACCTTCCTCAACAGCATAGAAGCGCTGCACAGTGTCATAGCCATAGTAGATAGCGCCACTAAGACCTGAAAGAATGGGCAGGGCAGCAGCAATGTACCACCCCTTAAAAGTAAACCCACCGATCTTAAGCTCTGTATCTTCCATGCATCACATCTGCGAAGAGGGACCGCCAAACTCAAGGATGTACTGGCTTGCACCAAACACATCTTCAGCGTCACGCATTTCGTTTGTCAGGTAGCCAGACCAGCCTGTGCCATAGCCACTTTCATCCCAGATAATTACAAACTCATCTACTGCCTGTGTATACGCCAGTGCACTATACGTACCAATCACAAGGCCGTTGTTGGCTGTGTAGGTATCAATACTAGCAGTTAGGCTTTCATTGTTAGCTGCAGCAATAAAGGCACCAGCTTGCTGTGCATATGTCTCTACAGCATCCAAGGCTTCATTGTAGGCCTGTACTTCTGCGGCATCCAGGCTGTACTCATCCGTCTGCAGCATCTCCTGCAGAGCAACTTGCTCAGGTGCAGTATCAGCTTCAGCAGCAATAGCAGCCACAGACGTAGCCATCATAAGCTCATTTGTGGCATCAGTCAAGACATCTACTGCAAGCGTCAGATTATTCATTGCAGCGTTATGCTCTTGCATGAACATCTGATTGGCATTGGTAGCCGTAGCGTAGTCGTGAGCGAGAACACCATCTACTGCGTTCTGGTAAGCCTGGAGCATGGCGTCAGTTACATGTGCACCATCCAGTGAACCATCTACGATAACACCGCCTACTTCAGCGTAACCTACTGCACCGATACCTAGGTTCACAGAAAGCTGCAGCCTGTCATCAATGATATCAATCGTGTTGATCAGGTCTTGGATTAACTGATCACCTGTCTGTGCTGCTACTCCTGAAGCGCTCACTAATAGACATAGTGTTCCCAGTGCTAGCTGCAGCCTGTGCTTCACGCTCATCCGTCAAATCCTCTCCTATGCGAAGCAATCTATCATAAAACTGCTGGTCTTCCTCATAACCAACAATGTATGCTTCAGGGTTTTGTCTGTATGCCTCAATAGCGTCTGGCCCCATGAGGAGCCTGCCAGTTACAACATCCATGACAGGACATGGCGTAGCAGCTAGAAGCATTGCTCTAAACACTTGAGCAGAACCACAAAGAACACTAATGGCACTAACCTGTAGCCCTAAGCCACCCATCTGTTGTGGTAGCCCTAAGAGCCTAG